TTACTCGATTAAGGATTCCCGGTCCCGGCGGCGTTTTTCTTTGAAAGCCCGGAACATCTCCAGCTCGCGCTTCAAATGCTCCGCTTCTTCCTCGTCCATTTCTTCAGGTGGACCGCCTAAGTATGCAATATACACGCCAGATTCAGGCTGAGCGCTTTTTCCGGGTGCCAAGCCTTTTGATGTAGACGAATTTTCAGCTTGTTGAAGTGCCTTTGGATCGGGATTATCGGAAAGATCCAGCAAATAGTCAGCGTTCGTGTGGAGCGCGTCTACTAAAGCTGCTAACGTCTCATGCGGTGGTGCGCTGCGCCCTTGCTCGTAGTTGCTAATCGCGGCCTTTGTCAGGTTAACCTTGTGCGCAAGCTGCTCTTGCGTGAGCTTATGATGCTTTCTGCGTTCCGTTAACCGATCGGCTCTAAACACGATTATCTCTCCTTAAATGTTTTGCAGAAGCAAAACTGGACTAGCTAAACTCTAATAAATTCAGGTACAAGTATATTGTACTATATATCTTCAATTTTTTAAAGAGGATTACAAATTCAATGGTTTTCAAACTTGACATACAAGAATCTTGTACATAAAATAAGGGTTATTAGTACAAGTATCTTGTACAACGGAGGTTGATATCATGATTAGCGGACAAGCAGCACTAGCTTATTTGACAAAGCCTACGGCGGAGGAGAAAAAGCAGGCGCAGCGCATGCTGAGGAAATATAGAGAGCTTAAGTTGATAGTGGAAGATTATAAGGCTCATTCAGAGCTTCTCAAGCAAACGATCTATGAAAGCGAGATTACGCGCAGGTTGGATGGTGATGACCTCTACGCGAACAAGACAGTCAACGCGGTGCAGCTAGCCCAGAACCAAAAGCGGGCTGCCGAGGAATGCGATCTTATACGGAGTGCGATTGAAAGAGCCGTCTCAATGATTCCCGATGAGGAGGCTCGGCAAGCAATTACGCTGCGGTATTTGAAAGGATATACGTATTCAGAAACACTCTATTATATGAAGCGGGGCGACAAGAGCTCCACCGTAGACCGGCGAATGAACGATGGAATGTTGTCCGTAGCGCACACACTGAAGATGTGGGGGCTGCTGACTTGGGATATAAATAGTGAAAGCGATTGAGGCAATGCGTAAGCTTGCTTCTTCAATAGCTGTTGCAGCAGGGATCGATATCTACCGGATATCGATTTTTTTATTTTCATATTGCACCGCTCGTATGAAGGAAAGTTGAGGGTAGATTGGGGAGCACTCGGGGCTGTTCCTATGATAAGCTTTAGTTGTTAAAAAAGCGAACAGACGTTCCTGTTTTATGTAATATCCTAGCTATCTAGTAAAGGCAGTATGGATAAAGCTCAGCGAGAACAGTTGTTATGCATCGACAGAAAGGAGGGCTTGCGCACCATGACCGTTACGGCAAATAGCGTCAGAGAAGATATGATCCGTCTGTTGGCTAATCATTTTCCTCATCTAATCGTCGTAGGCGAATCTTCGCAGGGAACGGTAAATCCGAAATCCATGCTTCTTGAGCTAAAAACGATGTCTCAGACGGCGATGCTAGGCGGTTACAGCAGCCGAACGCATACATTCGGGATCACTTATCCAGTCCCAGCCGGCACAGAAGTCGCTATTGCAGAGCTGCATGATTTGGCGGAGGACTTGTATGAATTGCTTGGGCAAGTGGAGATTGAAGGTACGAGATACCGCATGTCAGATCTGAAGCATGAGGTACGGGAAGGAAAGCTTCATTTTGCCATGCAAATGGTCATGCGAGTGAAGCGAGTGGAGCCGCAAGCGCCAAGAATGGGCGTTATCGAACAGAAGGCGGTGATGATAAAATGAACGGCGAATCCGGAGAGAGCGTGGAGCGAACGTTCACGAAAGATCAATTGCTGCGAGCCAGATGCTGGTCCGCACGGGAAAAAAATTTGCTGGACGCATTGCTTGAAGTCGGATCAACTTTTTCGATCCAACAGGTAAAGCAGCTGGCGCAAACATTTACGAATAGGAGAGTGGAGTAGAATGACCGGAGGAAATTGGACAGCAACAAATAAAGTAAGACCAGGTGTATATGTAAATTTCAATAGCGCACCACAGCCGCTTGGGGCGGTTGGCGAGCGCGGCATCGTGACGATGCCTGTGACGCTTTCTTGGGGTGAAGCGGGGCGTATCGTCACGATCGAGGCAGGCGAAAACACAACAGAGAAACTGGGCTACCCGGTGTCGGCACCGGAACTGCTGCTGGTACGCGAGGCGCTGAAGCGCGCCAAAACATTGCTGCTCTACCGGGTGAACGAAGGCGTGAAGGCATCGGCAACCCTGGGAGAACTCATTGCGACAGCTCGCTATGGCGGCGAGAGAGGCAACGACATTACGGTAGTTGTTGAGGCTAATGCAGATAGCCCAGCATTGTTCGATGTAAGTACGCTCGTTGCAGGCGTGGAGAAGGATCGACAGACGGTAGCTCATATTGCCGGATTGAAGGCCAACGCATGGGTGGAATGGAATGCTTCCGGCGGCTTAACAGAAAGCGCGGGTATCCCGCTGACTGGCGGCTCGAACGACAACGCCGTTAACCAAAGTTATATCGATTACCTTGATGCCATCGAGACGCAGCAATTCCATGCTATGGCGCTTCCTTCGACGGATGCGGAATTGAAGGCTCTATTTGTATCCTTCATCAACAATCTGCGCGACAACGAAGGCCGCAAGGTTGTGCTGGCGGTAGAAAACTACCCGGCAGCCAACTACGAAGGCATTATCAGCGTGAAGAACGGCGTTGTTCTAGCAGACGGCAGAACGGTTAATGCTGCCCAAGCGACAGCATGGGTCGCAGGCGCTTCCGCTGCAGCAGGAGCGAACGAGTCGCTCACTTATGCGGGGTATGACGGTGCGGTAGACGCTTCTCCACGGTTTACGCACACTCAAATCGTTGCAGCTTTGCAAACCGGAGAATTTCTGTTCTCACAGGATGGCGCGCGCGCATTCGTCGAACAGGATATCAATACGTTCACGGCGTTCACGCCGGATAAAGGCCGCTACTTCAGCAAAAATCGGGTCATTCGCGTGCTGGATGCGATCAATAACGATATTTCCCGCGTGTTCAGCTCCTACTATATCGGTAAAGTGGCGAACAATGCCGACGGCCGTACGCTGCTGAAGAATGAAATCGTCAACTACATGACGAACCTGCAAAACATCGGTGCGATTCAAAACCTGGACTCCGATGCGGATATTACCGTAGCGCCTATTGAAGGCCAGTCGGATGGCGTTCTTGTGGGACTCTATATTCAACCGGTAGACGCAGTTGAAAAAATCTATATTTCCGTGGAGGTAAAATAATATGTCATACATGAACGTACAAGACACGATTAGCGGCAAGCAGGCGAAAGCGACAGTCAGCATTGACGGTGTGCTTGAGGAACTGTTTTATGCCAAGACGGGTGAAGCGACGATTGAAAAGACTAAGGCTGACGTGCCTATGCTCGGCAAAACAACTGTGGGTAAGAAGACCGTAGGCTGGACAGGCACTGGTACTTTGACGCTTTATTATGTCACGTCCAAATTCCGTGAGCTGACGAAGGAATACGTGAAGTCGGGCAAGGATTTCTACTTCGACCTTACCATCGTCAACGAGGACCCGGCTTCTAGAGCGGGCAAGCAAACGATTGTGCTTCGCCGCTGCAACCTGGACAGCATTCTACTCATGAAGTTCGACGCTACGGCGGAGGATTCCCTGGAAGAAGAGCTTCCGTTCACATTCGAGGACTTCGACATTCCGGATAAGTTCAACTCGCTTCAGTCCTAAGATTACCTAAATTATTGAGGAGGCCATTATTTTATGAGTACATTGCAAGATTTTCTGAACAGTCACCCCGTGGATAATTTGACGGAGGAGGTTGTGATCTCCGACCGGTTCAAGGGCAAAGACGGCAAGCTGATGAAGTTTACGATCCGTGCGATGAGCGCAGACGATATGGCATCGTATCAGAAACGCGCGATGAAAATCAATCCGAAAAGCAAGGATCGCAAGGTCGAGATCGATTCTGGCGCGATTTCGAAAGCGATTGTGATTAACCATACGGTTGTTCCTAATTTCAAAGACGCTGCAAGCATTCAAAAGCTGGGCTGCTTTGATTCGGACGGTTACTTGCAAAAGGTGCTGCTGGCCGGTGAAATCGAAGAATTGTCGAAGGAGATTCAGCGAATCTCCGGCTACAATATGAACTTCGAGGAGCTTGTAGACGAAGCAAAAAACTAATCCGCGAGGGCGACAGCGATGCTAACTATGCGTACTACGCCCTCATGAAATTCCACATGACGCCTCGCGAATACATGAGCCAGACCCGTGAGGAGAAGGCCTTCATGATTGCCTGCATCCAGGAACGCATCGCAGCGGAGCGGAAGCAGAGTGCGAGGAAAAAGTGATTATTTATATACGGGGGACTGATTCTCTTAATTTAGAGAGCAGTCCCTTGATCGTACCAGAAAGGTGGTGAATCGATGAGTACGACAAAAGCTTTGGCGAGAGGACAAAAGCACATGCTAGGCGTCGTTCGGGGCATGATGGGTTCTATGAACCTCGCTGCTTTGGCCGTGGATAACATGCAGCGTTCGATGGTAATAGCCGAACGCAAGGCAGCAGAACGCATGCAAAGCAGCTTGGGAGCGATGGAACGAGCGGTTACGGCAATGGTTACGCCGTTAGACGAGGCGGCTAAAGGCATAACGGCATTGGCGGAGGCGATTGAAGCAGCTGGCAAGCGAATGATAAGCGTTTCCCAACCGATGGTTACGGCGGGAATTTCCACAGCAATACAGCTTCCGAGTGTAGTTCCCTCGGAGCCTCCTGCACAGGAAGCTAAAGCGGTATCCTTAGAGTCGGAACGAGCCAAACTGGAGGAGAAAATCAAAAAAGAAGTTATCCCCAAATTTGGGGAGTTTATTGAAATGATCGGCTCTAATATACCGGATATCAATACTATTACAGAGACTGAAAAGAAAAAGACAGAAGAAAAGAAGAAGCAAGAAACCGAGATGTCCTCGAGTAAGCAAATAGAAGCTATGCTGAGCAGTCAGGCTGTCGTTTTCGAAGAAATGTCCACGAAACTGTCTGGACTTGCAGTTCTGAATACATCAATTGCCACTAAATTAGGTGAGTGGTTGGATTCCATGCATAAAACGATCCAAAGCGGTCTCAGCAAAGCTAATGATTCCCTAAGCGGCATACTGACCAAGATTTCGAGTATTGTCTCTTCAATTGCCCAGGTTTCTTCAGGGCGTGGCTCTGAAGTAATAGAAGCTCTTCCATACGGCGGGTCTTCCAATCTATTGCCGGTACCTTACGAAAAACCGGAAAACAGCATTGTACTGGCGAAAAAGGCCACTAGCGATTTGCAAACTACCAATGCTATGGCTGCGGCAAATATCATAGAGCATTCTCCAAGCAATACGCTTGCTTTGCCGGCTCCGGCAGCCGAAGCAGCCGAAGCTGCTGCGGCAGAAGCTACGCCAGCGGTTGAAAGCCAAATTCCTAAAATAACAGAATCTGTTGCTCTTCTAAAAGAAAGTCTTACTTCTTTAATGACAGAGAATGCTGCAGTAGCAGGCTTTATGGCGGATAATTGGTCGACTGTTGGACCGATCTATGAAGGTGTGAACAAAGCGGTGAGTGTTTATAACACTCTTCAACAACTGAGCCAGGTATATACTGCACTAACGAATATTGCAATGGGTATCCATAAGACTATTACAGAAGGCGTGGGGAAAGCTTGGAACGGCTTGAACACAGCGATGAAGGCCAATGTGATCTTCCTCATCATTTCACTAGTTGCAGGTTTGGTTATGATGCTGATCAACTTGTGGAAAACGAATGATACTGTAGCGTTGTTTATGTTGAAAGTATGGAATAAAATCCTGAACTTCTGGGATCAGCTTGTTATTTTCTTTTGGACGCTCGTAGATGCTTTATCCGAGCCATTCTTAATGTTTGCCAAGACCATTGGCAAAATAATTGATGGTGTAGTGAACGGCATCATTGATGAAATCAATGGGTTTCTGGATGTTGTCAACTCCGTATTCGGTACAAGCTATCAGATTTCATTCAAGGCGGATATGGAGAGTTTTGTCCAGGATTTGGTAGATAAGGCGCCAGATGAAAAGCAAAAAGCAATAGCCCGCGCAGAATTCAATAAGCAGCAGCGAATTGAGGAGGAAAACAACTTCCTTGCCGAACGTGCAGCTCAGCGTGCAGAACAAGAAATAGCCGCGGAAGAGAAGGCTGTGACTCCATATGAAGATCCAAGCACTCAATTCCAACAAAACGCTGCAGTGTCAGTTGGAGGCGGCCGTCTGGACGAGGTCGGCAAAATCAACGATACCGTCGACATCAGTAGCGAGGATCTGAAGACGATGCGGGAGCTTGCGGAGATGAAGAATATCCAAAACTTCGTTACGCTGCAGCCGTCTGTTAACGTGCAGACCGGTGATATCAAGAACGGCATGGACGTTAGCTCCATGGTTCAAGCGATTACAACGGTTTTGCAAGAGGAGATTTCCGTATCGGCTGAGGGGGTATATCGATGAGCTATCGGATGGAACTAAGCTTTAACAATGGTAAAGAGGTTCTTGATATTCAGGTGCTGCCTGCTTCTATCGAAATCTCAGATGGAGGTAATGGCAGCACGTACGACGTTGTAGGCTTGGGCGAAATTAATGTCATAAAGGCGCGTAAGCTATCCGAATATGCGTTCAGCAGCTTCTTCCCAGCGAAGTTATATCCGTTTATGCTGCCTTCTCACGATGACGATGACAATGAGGAAACGAAGAGTCTTGCTCCAGTTGTTAAAGTCGTGCCGCCAATGGAGCAAGTCCGCAAAATTTCCAGATGGATGGAGAGCAAACGCCCCATCCGTTTTATTTTTCAAGGCGGGCCAACAGCTTCTGATGTTGTCATTAACACACCTGCCACGATTGAGTCCTTCCAGTGGAAGGAAGTAGCTGGTGGCATTGGCGATATTGAATATTCCCTTAAGCTGAAGCACTACCGATTCTACGCAGCGAAAAAAGTTGTTGTACAGAATAATACGGTGGTGCCGAAAGGAGAGCAGCGCCCGGACGATCGAGCCAAGCCGAAGACCTACACGCTGATGGCGGGAGATACGCTTTGGAAAGTAGCGAAGTCGAAACTTGGAGACGGCAATCGTTGGGGCGAGATTCAGAAGCTGAATAACATTAGCGACGCCGAGACGAAGAGACTGCAGGTTGGAAGGGTGCTGAAGCTGCCATGATCCGAGTGCTGATTGACAATAAGAACGGCAATGTATGGGATATTTCCGACATCGTCGGAGACCTCAGCTGGAAGACGAGCCGGATCGGCAAAGCGGGCAGCCTTGATTTTTCGTTAATCAAAGGCGGGCTTTATGAACTGCAGGCCTTTCAGATTCAGAACGGCGATATCGTTCATGTGACCAAGGACGGAAAGCCGGTCTTTTACGGCTATGTCTTCAGTATTGAGGGAGGCAGCTCAGAAGCAGTTAAGGTGAAGGCGTATGACCAAATCCGCTATTTGCTATCCTCGGACACGTTCGTTTTTGAAAATAAAAGGGCTTCTGAAATTATTCGAGAGGTAGCCAACAAGCTGAAGCTGAAAGTCGGACAATTGGCGGAGACGCCTTATGTCATTCCCGAGATGGTAGAGGATGGACAGAAGCTGCTAGATATATGCGACAAGGCATTAACGCTTACACTCATTCATAAAGGGCAAAACTTTGTTCTTTATGATGACTTTGGCTCGCTGACGCTTCGGAATATTGAAGATATGCTAGTTGATTTCTATCTTGGCGAGGGCAGTCTGTTGACGGATTACAGCTTGTCCACATCGATAGATCAAGACACATATAATCGTATTGTTCTCTATCAGGACAATAAGAAGACGGGAAATCGGGAGCTTCATGTGAAGCAGGACAGCAATAATATTGCCAAATGGGGGACGCTTCAGCTCTACCAATCTGTCGATGAGAATAAAAATCAGACGCAAATTGAGGAGCTCCTTGATCAGTTGGCCACCTTGCACAACAGGGAGAGCAAGACGCTTAAGCTGAATGCGATCGGCGACATGCGCGTACGTGCAGGCTGTTATGTGCGGGTATGGATTAAGGAATACGGCGTGAACCAGCCCTTTCTTGTGGATGAGTGCACGCATAAATTCGATAGCGTCGCCCATACGATGGCGCTGGATGTGAAGGTGATTTCATGAGTATGTTAGAGCTGATCAAAAAAGCCGGAGCAGGTGCCGTGGAAGCAAGCAACCCCGTCAATATCCTGTACGGGGAAATTGTATCCGTTCACCCGCTGAGCGTGCGAGTCGATCAACGATTCACGCTGCCGGCGGGTTTTTTAATCCTGACGGAAAGCCTGGCGCTGCGCGGATTGGAGCAAGGGGATCGCGTCCTCCTGCTTCGTATGCAAGGCGGACAGCGTTATGTGGTGCTTGATCGGACGGTGAGCGCATGATTCCTCAAGGAGGTGTGTTAAGCCAGGCGATCGAGGTGGGTGAACAGCCCTCCCGCACATGGAAGCTGGACGTGGATCGCGGTCGGGTGACAGGTATGACAGATGGTATAGATGCCTTGCGGCAAGCCGTCTACAAAATCCTACAAACCGACCGATTCAGGCATCTGATATATAGTACAGATTACGGACATGAACTGAAAAGCTTATTCGGCAGACATCCCTCGATAGCGGCAGCTGAGGCAAGAAGAATGCTTGAAGAAGCGCTGACGCAGGATGACCGCATTGAAGCGGTTGAGGGGATTAGCGCCAGCATGGAAGGCGACCGGATGGTGCTTTCGTTTATTGTAGTCTCCCAATATGGAACGTTTGATGCCGCGATGGAGGTGAGTTAGTTGGACAATGTGCAAACAATGGAAGTGATTTTAGAGCGTATGCTGGATCGCGTCCCGGGCAGCATCGACAAGCGGGAAGGTAGCGTTATTTACGACGCGCTGGCCCCGGCTGCGGCTGAGCTGGCGCAGCTTTATGCGGAGATGGAGCTGCAGCAGCGGCTAGGTTTTGGCGTGACGTCTAGCGGTGTATATCTGGAGCTTCGTACAGCCGATTTTGGCGTAAACAGGCAGCCGGCGACATCAGCTCAACGCAAAGGGCTGTTTTACGGTGAAAGTCAGACTCCGTTAGATATTCCGGTTGGCAGCCGATTCGGAGCAGAAGGAATTAGCTACGTAGCTCGAGAGCGCTTGTCGGCCGGCGTATTCAGACTGGAATGCGAGACGCCTGGAGTGGCAGGGAATCTGTATTATGGCCCATTGCTGCCGCTTGATTTCATTACCGGCTTGGTGAAGGCTGAGCTGTCGGAGGTTATCGTGCATGGCGAGGATATTGAATCCGATGACTCGCTGCGGGCGAGATATTTGCACCGGGTGCGCAACCCGTCAAGCGGCGGCAATGCAGCCGATTATCGAAGCTGGGCACAGGAGGTTCCAGGTGTTGGCGGCGCGAGAGTGTATCCGCTATGGAATGGGCCGGGATCGGTGAAGGTCGTTATTTTCGATAGCCAGATGAAGCCAGCGGCGCCGGTACTGGTCAATACAACGAAGGCCTATATTGATTCGGTAAGGCCGATTGGCGCTGCGATTACCGTCGTATCAGCTGCTGCCAAATCAATTGTGCTTAGAGCCAAAGTGAAGCTGGCAGAGGGCTATGTTTTGCAGGAAGTGACAGAGATGCTTACGTCGTCCGTTCAAGCTTATCTGAGAAGCGTGACGATCGATTCCGATTATGTAAGCATTGCTCAGATCGGAACCATTTTGCTTCGTACGCCAGGCGTAATCGATTATTCCAATTTGACGCTGAACGGAGCGGCAGCGAACGTCGAGCTGGCTTCGGAAGAGCTTCCTGATCTGACAAGCGTACAATTGGAGGTGTAGGCTATGGCTTATCCTGAGGAAATTAATCATTACAATGAAAAGCTGAATAAGAAGCCAGATGGCAGCTTTTACACCATTGAAGAAGTCATTGTACTGGCAGATGGCAAATATGAAGGTCCGCTGGCGCATGACAATATTGCGAATAGCACGATTAGAGCTTATTCAGGCCCGTTGTTGACGGGAACGGCGATTACCGACTTTGTGGTATCCATTCCAGCGGAGACTCCGTGGAAAAGGATGCTGAGGATCTTCTCTGATTCAGAGAGGGTTTATATTACGTATCAGACGCAAGGAGATCAAGTAGAAGCTGACGATATCAATTCAGTACAAGCGGCTATTACGGCAACTCAGACCGAAGTGGAGCGCTACAAGCTTGCGAATGATGCGCTGACGAGCAATTTGAACAGCCGGTTGAGCGCAGGGGAGATCTCCAAGGCAGATAAAACGTATGTGGATACGCATCTGCTGGCCAAAGCAGACAAGGCGTCGACTTACACGAAAAGCGAGACGGACCAGCGCATTCAGCATGTGATTGGAGCGGCTCCGGAAGCGCTCGATACGCTGCAAGAGCTGGCGGATGCTTTGAACAATGATCCAAACTTTGCCGCGACGGTAACAACACAGTTGGCTGGCAAGGTGGATAAAGAATCTGGCAAAGGGCTCTCTTCGGAAGATTACACAACAGCGGAGAAGAGCAAGCTGGCGGGAATTGCGGCGGGCGCCAATAACTATGCGCATCCATCGACGCATCCCCCATCCATCATTGCACAAGATGCGAATAGCCGGTTCGTATCCGATGCGGAGAAGAGTACATGGAATGCCAAGGCGAGCTCAACCGTGGCGACAGCTTCGACGGCTGGACTCTTGTCCGCTGCGGACAAAACCAAGCTTGACGGCATTGCTGCTGGCGCCCAAGTGAATAGCGTATCGAGTGTAGCCGGTAAGACAGGAGCTGTCACGCTGACGAAGGCTGATGTCGGCCTCGGAAGTGTTGAGAATTATGGCATTGCCTCGCAAGCGCAGGCTGAAGCTGGAGCAGCTGCCAACGTGTATATGACACCTGAGAGGACGGCACAAGCTATTGCCGTAAAACTGAGTGGTACCGGCAATGGAGATATGCTAAGGTCCGTGTACGATAGTAATGACGACGGAAAAGTGAATGCAGCCGATGCAGCAGACACGGTTCCTTGGGCTGGGGTGACGGGGAAACCATCCACATTCCCGTCTGCAGCACACCAGCATAGCGCAGCGGATATATCAGCAGGCATACTTGCCGCGGCGCGGTTGCCGGCGGCTTCTGTCAGCGCGCCTGGAATCGTACAGTTATCCGCCGCTGTTAACAGCACCAGTACTACAACTGCTGCTACAGCCAGCGCAGTTAAGATCGCCTATGATTTGGCGGCTAGCAAGCTCTCTAAAGGTGTCACATGGAGCCAATTGCGGGGTGATGCCTAATGGTATATGGAGAATCACAGCTAGGGCTTCGACCCTATGGCAGTTCATTGAACGCTGCTGAACAGCCAGATAACAAGAAGGTGCAGCTTATCGAGTATTTGCCTCATTACTGGCGCCAAATCCGCGACATGGAGGAGCTCCAAGCTACACTATCGGAAGAAGTTGGACAAGCTTGGGCGAACAATACTGATGCAATGAGACAGTGGTTTGTATCGACAACAACATGGGGGCTTGACGACTGGGAGAAGGAACTGGGTTTGTCAGCAGACATTTCAATGACGCCGGAGTGGCGCCGTGAGATTATCATCGCCAAGCTGCGCGGGCATGGCACGCTGACAAAGCAAAAGCTGATCGATATCGCCTCTGCCTTTTCCGGCGGTGAAGTCGACGTAAAGGAGTACCCTTCAGAAAAACGTTTTATCATACAGTTTATCGGCGTGCTTGGCGTACCGGCCAATATGGCAGGTTTCGTACAGACGCTGGAGGCGATTAAGCCTGCACATCTTTCAGTATCATTTGTATACACATTTACAACTTGGGATATGGTGTCTGGCTTGAATTGGCAGCAAGCGGGCACGCGAACCTGGAATCAATTAAGAACCTACGGAGGTGAGTGATCGATGCAATTAACACCGAATTTGAAATTGAAGAAGCCGGAAGGAACAGACAACGTCAACATTGATGACTTTAACGGAAATGCAGATATTCTCGATACCGCGATTACAGGGAAGGTCGATAAAGTCACAGGAAAGGGATTATCTACGGAGGATTATACACCAGCCGAGAAGTCTAAGCTTACTGGTATTGCAGCGGGGGCGAACAACTATGTTCATCCCGCCTCGCATCCGGCTTCTATGATCACACAAGACGCAAGCAACCGATTTGTAACGGATGCAGAGAAAACTGTTTGGAATGCGAAGGCTAGTACATCTTCCGCTACCGGGTCTGCCGCAGGACTTATGTCAGCAGCGGATAAGAGCAAGCTCGACGGTATTGCGGCAGGAGCTCAAGTGAATAAAGTAACGAGCGTAGCAGGTAAGACAGGCGCAGTAGTTTTGACGAAAGGCGATGTTGGATTAGGAAGTGTTGATAACATCCAGCAAGCATCACTGGCCACATATAATGCTCATTTGGCCGACTATATCCGTCAACCGGGCTATGGGATAACTGCTGGTTCGGGGACGGTATATGCCATAACATTAACACCTGCGATGACTGCTTATACGGATGGGGTTTCCGTTGCTATTAAAACGCATGTCACTAACACAGGGGCTGCTACTTTAAATGTCAATAACCTAGGAGCCAAGTCAATTCTCGATTCAAGTGGGGCGAGTCTAACGTCCGGTAGACTAATAGCTAATGGAATATACACTCTTAGATATAACGGTACGGCTTTTATATTACAGGGTGAAGGGGGTGGTTTACAAATAGCATCCGGAACACTTTCAATTAGTTCAACGACATTGAGTTTTTATAAAGGTGATTCAAGTAGAGTTCCATTAAATTATGTCGAGACTGAATTGCCGTTTAATCCAAGATATATATATATATGGGGCAGAAATCCTTCTATAGGAAATGGTAATTATACATTTTTTAATAGAGATAACGTTATTGGTGGTGTATCAATTGCACCGGTAGTCGCTATTTCCTCTCCACAAATTTATTACATTCAGTGGGATGGAAACTATATTTGTCATGCGCAAAATGGGTTTAGAATGCCCGTTGTTTCTCTTAACGGAGTCACTAGTATGAAGTATGTAGCGTTAGAATAATAGCTTTATCCTCTGAAATGGTGTATTTAATTGATAATTGTGAAACCAAAGTTTACTGATAAGAGATTTTAAACAAGGTTTCATTAATGGAGGGAGAGCTATGCCAAATAATGCAGGTGAAATGTTATCGGAGATTCGTGAGCGGATTGTACGTGTCGAGACGAAGATCGATGTGATGACGGAGACGAAAGAAACGGCCATGGTCGCAGCCAAGAACGCTGCAGAAGCGCTGCAGAGCGTAAAGGCGGCGCACCATATTATTAATGACGTACAAGATAACCAAAAATGGCTATGGAGAACGGTGATTGGCGGTATTGTAGCAGCAGTCGTTTCCTTCTTTTTTCGGGGCTTGTAGTACGCTTAAGGAAGGAGAAACCACATGAAACCCATAGGAGTTCTTAAACCCGAACTCATCATCGACCCCGGTCACGGGGGGAGCGACCCGGGGGCGAGCGGGAACGGAATTGTCGAGAAGGCGATGAATCTGGATATCTCGCTGTATCAGTTCCAGCGCTTCAAGGAGCTTGGAATTAAAGTGGCGCTGACCCGCAATTCGGACATCACATTAGCGTCCTCGGTTCGGACTGAGCTGGTCAAGAACAGCGGGGCCAAATATTGCATCAGCAACCACATCAATGCGGCGCCATCGAGCGCCGCTGCCGGTGCGGAGACGATCTATAGCGTCTATTCGGATGGGAAACTGGCCAATACATTGCTTAATGCCCTTAAAGATGCAGGCCAGCCATCCCGCAGGGCGTTCTCCCGGTCTAATGAATCGGGCGGGGACTATTACTTTATGCACCGATTGACCGGAGATGTAGCAACGGTCATCGTCGAATATGGTTTTTGCACGAATTCAACCGATGCGGACAGGCTGAGACAGCATTGGAAGAAGTATGCTGAAGCTGTTGTGGAAGGGTATTGCCGATTTGCCGGCCATCCGTACAGTCCGCCCAAGACCGCTCCAGTCAAGACTGGTCCGAGTCTACCTGCGGAACCGTCACAGACAGAAGGTTTTACCGATATTCAAGGACACTGGGCGGAGGCGTCGATTCGCAAAGCAAGCCTGGCTGGACTGCTGAATGGCGTAACGCCTGGGCGTTTTGCACCGGAGGAGCCGTTGACACGGGCACAGGCTGCAGTGCTGCTGGATCGGCTGGGCCTGCTGGAGAAAGGAGGTATCGCATATGATTAACGAGTTTATCCAATATGTAACCGAAGAAGCACTGGTCTTGATGCCGGTGCTTTTTATTATGGGGCTGCTTCTTAAGAATACGCCCAGGGTTCCTAATTGGACGATTCCGTGGGCGCTTCTTGCCATCGGCATGACTGGAGGTATTGTCATCGTAGGTTCTCCCGTTCAAGGAATCATTCAAGGTGTCCTGGTAACAGGAGCTACGGTATTAACCCATCAATTGGTCAAGCAAACGACCGATAAGTAAGGGAGGTCAGTAGCCGCAAGGGGTACACCCAAAGTTCAATTCGCTCGCTTTCACCCTTGAATTTCAAATCGACTATGATTTATATCTGGATCTTATTGATGTTACTGTTAATCGGCCTGTAGTGCCAACAGAGGCGGATGAATGAAGAACAGTTGATATAGGCTTCTCGTTGTCGACATTCGCAATAGGTTTCTTAAGCTCTCCGGGAATCGGGAGCATCCCGTTTTATAAGATATACCGATTCACAAGCAGACGAATTAGTTCGTATCGTACCATAAAAAAACTTTTACCCCGAGTCAGTCCCACAAATCCACACAACCAAAAGCCCTCCAAGGAGAAGGCCGGATAGGCTGCCGCATACAGGTTCTTTCCACAAGAACCGAGCAAGCGGTTAACGGCGTACCGTCCTTTTTCCCTCAGAGGGCTCTTTTTTATGAGTAAAAATCACACCTAACGTTATGATAGCTAACGCCTCTTTTTGACAAAAATGTTCACCAATGATTAATACAGGGAGCGAAAAAGGATAAAACAACGAGCATTTGTATAAAAAAGGACTATTGTTATCGTTTTCTTACTTTTAAATCCGATTTTACAGATGAATTCCGTTGGGATAGGGTATTAGAACAAACAAAAACAATTATTGGTTACAAGGGAAAACACTTCTTGATATAGGCTGAACTTGGCTCGAGCTGGCAATTGCCCAGTCTAACCTTCCTAATGACATAAAGTCCCGTAACCAGGAAGGAGTGAATGTCC